GTGGTGGATTTGATGATTACCACCATAGCCGCCACAAGCGACAGCTTGAATATCACATGGAAAATCTGACGGGCGGAACACCTCCCGTCAGACCGTTACCCTGTGTAGTCCCTTGTAAACTGTACTTTCCCATAGACTAACACTTTGTATCTATGCGCCACATCAATTGGGATGGTATCTCGCTCCCCGGTCCACGCCGGATATTGCTTTTCCGCCCGCTCAATGTAATGCGTCCGGTTTTTGATGTAGTCTTTCGCCGTTGGGCCATTCTGGTTCCAATCCGGCTGTACCGCGCTCTCCGGCGCATCCTGCCAGGCTGTCCCATCCTCTGTCCTTGTAAGCAGTTGTCCAGACTTACCGCCCGCCGGCACGCCGATCCCCGCCGGGCCCTGCACTCCGTCCATCACCTCCGCCGTAGTCGTCCCAGATGTGTCTACGGCAGTCAAGAGCGCCCCGCTCTCGGTCCTCGCTACTTTGACCGAGGGCAGGATCTCCGCCGCCGCTTCCGCCCGGTCTGCGGCGGCCACCGCGTCGGCCTTGGCCTGCGTGACCCTGGCCTCCATCTGGGCAAGCTCCGAGGGCTCGACGCTCGGAAATGCCTCCGCAGCGTTGATGCTCCCGCTCACCAGCAGCTCAAACTGGTTGCTGTGGGCCACCGTATCCCCTTTGAGGCCCCGGAGCTGACAGCGGTACAGCCCGTCGGAGGCCAGGATATCCCGCGTGAGCTCCACCCACAGCACGTCCCCGGTCCGCTCCAGGTCCACCACGTTCTTTGCCTTCCCCAGGGCCATATCCAGCTTGACCGCCCACCCCGCGTCCAGGTCCACGGCGATCTCCAGCCGTCGGTGCAGGTGGTCCGACTCGTAGCCGAGCTCCCGGTCCCTTACTTCCATCAGCACACGCCAGTTATCAAGCCTAATCATACCTGCGCCTCCTCCAGCAGCGCCTGGACCTCGTCCCGCCAGCGCAGGGGCACGTCGTCGATGGTCTTCAGCCCCTTGCGGATCAGGTCAACGTACAGCTTAGCCATTCGTCTCACCTCCCAGCAGCGCCTCGGCCAGCTCCGCGATGGCGAGCTGCGCCGCAGTGTTGTTGTCTTCTACCACCTGGGCCAGTTCTGCCACGGCGAGCTGAGTCTGAGTGAGCGCGTCCGGCTCCGGCTCAGGCGCAGGGGTGGGCTCTGGGACGGGGAGCTGTGTCAGGAGGATCGATCCGCCCGTCTGTTCCACCCGCAGCCAGTCGGCCACGGCATAGGAGGCCAGCAGAAACGGCCCGTCCTCAAGTTCGGTCCACACCTCCAGGGCCTCTCCCAGCTCCATCGGCTCCGCCGTCTCCAGACGTACCGTCTGGTATCCAGGGGCAAAGGACAGCAGCTCCGCCTCCTGACCGTTGGTTTTTAAGATCATAGCCTTTCCTCCTTCAGAGACCCAGCCGAAAATGTGATCGGGCCGAAGTTGCGGTTTGCACTAATTGTGATGGTCTCGTACAGCGAACCATCCGCCAGTTCCCTCGACGCATAATAGAGATCAAGCGTGTCTCTGTTCGCGTAAGAGCCGTAGGGAAACCACAACCTTGTGCGGCTGCTGGAATCCCTACTAATCGATGCGATCTTCAGGACAGAGGTATCCCCACTATTCTCTGTGATTTTCAGGTGAGTGCATCCACTACAGTTCAGAGTGGCGGTCTCAGTGGTCGAAACGGAAACGCTTCTGACGGATTTGAACGCTTTTCCGCCCATCACGGGCAAAATACAATCGCTCATCTCATCCCCTCCTTACACCGTGCCCACGAGCTGGATCGGTATATTGACGGACGGAGCCGCTCCGTCGCTCCTGGTGTAGACCCGGATTTTGCCGGCCATGGTTTCGATCCGGCTGATGTTGTTGGCGAACTCCTCCACCATGAGTTCCGAGGCAGCGACGTCGGAGGTCTGCACCACGCCTACGCAGGGGGTCATGGCCGCCGTAATACCAGATACTGCGACGTCCTTGTAGTACCCGCCCCCGGACGCCGCCGTCCATGTTCCGGTGGGGATCGTCGCCGTATACCGGTACTTCACCGCCGCCCCGATATCTGCCGGGGTGGGCTTGTTTTGCGTAGTATAGAACTCAATCCAGGCGCCGTATACCGGCGTGGATACGTCACCATTCGTGGATAGCTTCCGGGCATAATAACGATTCCCGTTGGTCATGATCTTCTGGATCAGATAGGCATAGTTGCCGTCCAGGGCTATGGATGTCCCGTTGGATGGCACAACATCCATGACGAAGGCGTCGGTCGTCGGACTGTTTGTCAGGCTCCCCGCCGTCGCATTGTTTTTGCACCGATACACGCCGACCGCCGTGTACGAGTTGAGATCAGCGCCCTCGGGGATATCCGCCCGAGAATCATCAAACGGGATCGCTCCCGCCACATCCGCCACCTTGGGCTTGTTGCCGGCATGATAGACGTTATACGACGTTCCGTTGAAGTTCAGGCTCAAGCAGGATGCAAGACCTTTGATTTTTTTAATACACAGGGCAGCATACGTCCCATCTGTATCAACGTCCTTAATATGCAGCCCATCCTCGACAGACGAACTTGCGTTTTTAAAGATAGTGGCCGTTCCGGCTCCATCTGTTCCGAAATTAAGTGATGGAAGCGCACTCTTTTTTATAGTCAGGTCCCCAGTCATGGTATCGCCGGTCTTTGCGACCGCCCCCACCTGGGCCGCCGTCACCCCATGGGGGTTGTTGGTGTTGGAGATGTGCGCGCTGGTTGCCGTCCCGTCCGCCTTGGCGTTCCACGCCGCCCGCTCCGCCGCGCTGACGTGCTTCACCTGGTCCGCTTCGTGCGCCGCCAGCGCCGCCCCCTCCGCCTTGCCGTCCTCCAGATCCTTCAGCGCCGCGTCGACGGCATCCATATTGGCGTTGAGCACGTCGATCTTGGCATAGTCGCTGCCGCCCGGCTTATTGAGTCCGTAATTTGTTGTCTGCTCCATCTCAGAGCTCACCTCCTAAAATATCATCCCAGGTCCGGCTCTCCAGCTCTCCCCAGGTCTTGTCCTCCAGCTCTCCCCAGGTCCGATAGATAATGATGTAGTCGTATGCCAGGTGCGCGGGCTTGATCTCCTCCAGGGCCGCCGACAGGTCGTCCAGGTTGGGCGGCACCCCGATGCTGCTGAGGAACCGGATGTCGAAACGGTATGCCTCCGGCTGCTCCTCCACCGCCACCTGGCCGTTGGTGAAGCTGGATGCCACGTGCTGGATGAGCTTCTTTGTAACAGTTCCTTGCCCAGCCAGCTTTGCAATAATCCTGGAACGCCTGTCCGCCATAGCAGATTCTGAATCGGTGGGAAGCCCTAAAATCTTTTCGTGCCGCCCCAGCCCCCAGGTAGAGGTCGCAATGACAAGCTGCTGTTCCTGGCTGCTCACGTTGTCGCGTAGCTCCTGCATAACGCTTTCCTCGGCTTGCAATAGGTCCCTCATGTTTTTCATTTTCAGCAGAAAGAGCGGGAGCATCTTAGAATCATTCAGCTTCATGTACTGAGACCTCCTGGAGTTTAAAAAACTCGCCTACCTGTGCTTGTATGGAAGATGTTCCGCCGTTGATTGTGTAGGAAACAATATCCTTTACTCCGGGTGCATTGAAAATACGATCTCCGATCCTGAAATAGCTTAGCGGAGTATCCTCCTGGAAAGCGATCTCATTTAAATATTCTTGGATGTATTGGCCAATAGATGTCTTGGCAGCCTCAAAGCCAAATCCGGATTCCATTGATATTGTAGCGTCAATACTGATGAGAATGGGTGACGCGGCAACCACCGTGACCGTAGCGCCAACAGGACGATTTTCCTCAACATATTCTCGAACCGCTTGAAGATCTGCTTCCCCGGGGACATCCTTTTGTGTAGAGATTACAATCACTTTCACCGTGCCGGGCCCATTCCAGCACGGTATACATTTTGCATCCCCGATATTGGGCACACTCTTGGCCCAGTAAATATAGTGGTTTTTATTCCCACTTGTTAATGGATTCTGGATTTTCTGGAAAATCCGTTCCCGAAAAGCGTCGTCTGTCTCACCTTCCAGTCGGGCCTCGTTATAGTCGAGGGCCTTTCTATCTAAGTATTCGCCTTCAGCGGTATCCAGGAACACATGGTCCGGGATTGTAGAGATTTCCATTTGAACCAGCCGGGCCATTTCTTCAGCGACTGCCTGCAGGTTATCCATACAAAATCCGCCCTCGAGCTTATTTACTTCATCTTTTAAAGCTCCTTTCATGCGGCTTAAAATTTCTGCATAGCTAAAGTCCATCTCTGCTGTGTCACTCATGCACACACCTCCATTGCCTCCCATGCGATTTGAGTCGGTCCGTAGACCGTCGTGCAGGTAAAATCAGTTTGGATCCCACTTTTGGTTTGTGTAAAAACGAAGTCTGAAATCTCGGAGATATATGGATTTACCATCAGGGCTTCAATGATAAAACGCTTGATCTCGGATTTCACGACCTCAGAGTGCGAGGGGCTTCCTATCAAAGTATGGATCTCGCTACCAAAGGCACTATCATAGGCAGTATACCGGAACCGCTCTGTAATCAGTGCCTTAAATATCCAGATGCGCAGTGCCTCGTTGCCCTCCACTAGGTAGGTATTCCCGTTGCGGAGCAACAGCCTGTTGTTTTCAAAATCATATGCATATTCCCGGAAAAGCGGACGATTACTGTTCTGATCCGCTTCCAGAATTTCTGGGCTGATAAAAGGGAAGATACTCATGCGGGCACCACCTTTACAACGATATAAAAGGCGACGCCGGATTCATACACCAGCACCTGATCCCCAGCCTTTAGGGGCAAGGAGGCGTTCTTATAGAGGTACTTGGAGATCACCTGATCGTGCGCTTTAATGGTCAGCGGTACGGTGGTATTGACGGTCGCAAACCGCCAGGTGCCGTCTGCGCCGCCAGAGCCATCGCCCATCAGGGCCTCGGCCATCTCCACGGCCCATCTTGACATATCTCTCGCCTCCTATCCTTGGGATTGGTTTTCAATCTCCTTCTCGTCCATCATGTTGGAGAAAGCCAGGGTCAGAGCCATCTCGTGTTTGCCGTCCGTGAAGGTGTGGGTGTCGCTCTCAATATAGAACTTGCCGAACAGCCCGGTGGTGGTCTCCTGGACGATCAGCGCATAGCCACTGACCGCCCGGCTGTCTCCTGGACAGCCGGTGACGCTGCCGGTCTGTTCCAGCGTCTGCAGGAGGGCTTTTGCCTCGGTCTGTGCGTCCTTGCCGTCCTCCTGCTTGTAGACCGTCTGCACCACGCCATACTTTTGCTGGGCGGCGGTATCCTCCACCACGCCGATCTGGTTGCCGTCCTTATCCGTGATCAGCACCCGGTCAACCAGGTTTTGCAGGCTGGTCTTGTAATTGGCCTCCGTCAAATTGTAGGAGCCGTCCAGCACCGCCCCGCAGAGCGCCCCCTTCTCGATTACATGGAGCTGTGTGGCGTTTTTAATTAGGGGGATGTATTTCTTGCCGTTCTTCCGGCTGGCGGCTGTGTAGGCCGCCATAATGCCGTCATACGCCTTCTTTCCCAGCCACGGCATATAAACAGGGATCCCCGTGGCTGCAGCTGAGCCGAAAGGGATCCCAAGGTGGGAACAGATCCAGGCAGTGATGGCCTCCGGGGTTTCGTTATCGAATACCCGGTTGATGTCAGACTTCGTGACATAGAACATCATGTCGAGGGCGGTATAGGTCACCACATTCCCGCTGCCGGACTTCTCAATATCAAAGACCGGGCCGCTGAAAAGCAGCTTCCCGTCCTCCAAAAATTGCACCTGGTCGCCCTCATTGATGTTCACTTTCGGGAGAAAGCGGTCGCTGTCCTTGTTGGCCACCGTGAATACCAGCTTCCGGGCCACCTGCTTGCTGTCGCCGCTCCAGGTGACCTTTTCAATGACCTCGGCCAGCTGCTTTCCCCCGGCGTTCAGTTCATAGCTCATGGGATCACCAGCTTCTGTCCAGGTTTGATCAGGTTGGGGTTGCTCCCTATTGTCCCCTTGTTGGCCTCATAGATTTTCGTGTATTGGGAGCCGTCGCCATAGTATTTCTTTGCAATGTTCCACAGACAGTCCCCGGACACCACGGTGTAACTCTTGGGGGCAGTCTGCGTATTGGGGCGGTTGTTCAGCCCGTTGGTGTCACTCTGCTGCTGGGTCTCCACCTGCACCGCAGGGACATTCAAGAAGCGGTACTCGGATAGCTCCAGGGTGTAATACACATCCTTATCGCCTTCCCGGTACTTTTTGGTCAGCTTGTCGATGCTCATAGCCAGGTTGAAGTCGCAGTCGCTGATGATGACACGGATGGGCTGTGTGCTGGTTTTCCATTTCTCCAGCAGCCGGATATATTCCAGCGGCTCCCGGTCTGCATAGCGGGCCAGCGGGGACGATGGCGAAGGGAAAAAGCTGGACAGGGAGCCTGTCACCAGGCCCCGGTGCCCGATCAGGTTTGCTTCGCCGATATTCAGCAGGGTGATCTTCTGGTTGTTCTGGGCCTCGGAGAACTCAAACTCCGAGGGGTTGATGGGGAGATCGAACATCTCCTCGTGGTTGTTATAGCTCAGTTCAATGATGCGCTGCTTCAAGCGGCCACCTCCTTATGCGGGCACCGGCACCATATTCTTCACAGCCAGCACCACTTCCTTGGCGACCTTCTCGCCGATCTTGTCGATGTCGGCCTCCTCCCGTACCACGATGGTATCGGCCAGCTTTGCCAGGGTAAACTGGACGACAGAGGAAACGGGGGAAGATCCGCCGCCTCTGCGGATGGGCGCGTTGGCCGGGACAGAGGTGGGGGCGTCTTGCGCTGCTGTGGCCTCCCGCATCCGCTGCAGGCTGCTGGCCAGCTGGACGCTCTCCTTGTTTGGCAGGATCCGTGTCCCGCGCGGCAGGTCGATCAGCTCCGGCCCTTGCTCACCCACCCAGGTGGGGCCGCCGCGCCAGTTGTTAGTGCCTTCTGCGTTAGAGCCTGCCTCGCCGCCACCGCCGCCGAATCCGAACAGACCGCCGACCTTATCTGCGATCCAGCTCAGGCCGTTGCCGATGCCCTCGACGATGGGCTTCACCGTGTTCCACACGCTGCTGATAACGCTGGCGATCCCATTAAAGACCGTTTGCACCACATTGAAAATGGTCTTAAAGACGCTGATGGCGATGTCGATGACCGGGGAAATGACCGACCATGCGGTGGTCAGAATGTCTGCCACCACCGGCATCACCGTACCGATGATCTCCTGGATCCAGCCCATCTTGCTTCCGATGAAGGACAGCACGGAGCCGACCTTCTGGCCGATGCCGTCGAAGATGACCTGGAACACAGGAGCCAGGGTGGAAATGACCGTCCCAATGCCCTGTACCAGCCCGGCAATGACCGGAGCTGCCGCACTGATCACCTGGCCGATGGTGCCCACCACCGTCTGGATCACAGGCAGCACCGAGGGGATGAGCGTCTGCACGGTCTGTATGATGCTGGTGATGGCGGGCATGACCGCTACGCTCACCTGCTGCAGGGTGGTCTTGACAGAGGCCCCGAAACTGGCCAGCTGCGGCTGCATTGCCGCAAAGCCGCTCTTGAAGTCCCCGATGGCGTCGAAGAGGTCATCCACGATGCCACCCATGCCGGAGGGAAGAAAGCTGACGATGCCATCCCGCAGGCTCTTGACGATCCCTGCGCCCAGGCTCTTGATTTTAGGGGCGGCAGTCTGAAGGCCGGTCTGGATAGCCTCCGGCAGGGAGGTGATGACACGCCCCACCATGGGAATGGCGTTGTCCAGCAGGAAGGTGGAAGCGGTGGAGACCAGCTCCTTCATGGAGCCGGTCACATCCCCGCCGATGGCCATATTCCCCAGCAAGTTCTGCGCGGCGGCTTTCATTGCGGAGAAGGAGCCGCTGAAGGTCTCGCTGGCTTCCTTGGCCGTTGTCCCCGTCACGCCCAGGTTTTCCTGGATGGCGTGGATGGCATTATATACATCGGCCAGGTTGTCGATGTCGTACTTGGTGCCAGTAAGCTTCTGTGCGTCCGACAGGAGCCGCTGCATCTCCTCTTTGGTGCCGCCGTACCCCAGCTTCAGGTTGTCCAGCATAGTATAGTTCTGCTTGGCGAAGCCCTGGTAAGCGTTCTGGATGGACTCCATATCGGTGCCGAACTTGTTTGCGTTGTCCGCCATGTCGATCAGGGCCATGTCCGCGACGGTGGCCGCCTTTGCGGTGTCACCGCTCAGGCTGCTGATCAGCGAGGCGGAGAAGCTGGTCACCTGCTCCATATAGGCGTTGGCGGAGAGGCCCGCTGTGCGGAATGCTGCGTCCGCATTGGCCTTTACCACACTGGCATCTTCCTTGAACAGGGTCTCCACGCCGCCGATGCTCTGCTCCAGCGCAGCCCCCTGGCTGATGGCACCGCCCATGACCACCGTGACCGCCAGTGTCACCGGGATGGCCACCGTCTTTGCCAGGCTTGTCAGCTGGCCCTTGATTTTGGATAGCCCGGCGGTCACGCCGTCCTTCAGCTTGACCACCGGCGTGGCGATCATCTTTCCGACCGCCTTGACCTTATTCCCCACCGCCTTGACCTTGTCGCTGGCCATATCCTTGATGGCCATGGCGGTGACGATTTTTTGACGCAGCGGCTCAAGCCGCTGCCGCAGCTGCTGCGCAGTCCGGTTTGCCGCCGTAGCGTCAAGCCGGGCCGTGCGCCGCTGATCCCAGGTGGACTCAAGTTCCCGGCGCGTCCGCTGCACATCACGCCGGAAGGCACTCTGCTCTTGCTTGATATTGCGGAGTACCGCCGACATATTATCTTTGATTGAAATTGCGCCTTTTACCACGCCCATCGGCGGCCCACCTCCTTATTCCAGCGAGAACATCTTCGCCCGTTCATCCAAGGCGACCAGCATAGATGCCTGATAAAAAAGCCTGGATTCAAGATCCAGACTTAAAAACTCCTCTGCCCTCCATCCCTTCTGGATGTAGTAGTGGAGCAGGTATGCGTCGCCATCCTGGGCAATTACTTTTTTAAATCTTCAACCACGGTCACTTCGCCGTTCATCGCGCCGGACAGTTCCATGATGGCCGTCGCGATCTGTGTGATCTCCGACAGGTCAAACATATTCACGATGTCCAGCGGCTCCTTCAGCTCCCGTTCCTCCGGGGGCAGCTCGGCTTCCTGGGCCATGATCTCCTTGGCCACATCCCGCAGGCTCGGCTCCATGGCAGCCAGATAGATGCTGTACTTGTCGCTGCGCTTGATGTCGCCGTTGTCCTCCAGCGTCATGCACTCCATGATCTCCCCATAGTCCAGGCTACGGATCGTCAGATCCATGTCCATGCTGGGGATGTGCAGGGTCTGCCTCTTGGGGATCTTCTTGTTCTTCAGCCGCTGCAGGGCGCGGCGGGAAAACTCAGCCAGGGTGCGTTTCTTCTCGTTGTCCATATCCATATCCTCCATTTACGCAGAAATAGCGTCCAGGTTGACCATGTCGCTCGGCGTGAAGCCGCCGGTAGCCTCCTCCTCGATCAGGCCGCCCTTTTCGTAGCCGACCATCGGCAGGTCGTTATACCAGCAGTTTCCGATGCTGTAACGCTCCTGCTGCCCGTTGGTAGCATCGGGGTCAGCCAGCTTGGTGATGATCTGGCTGCGCAGATCGACGCCCTTCTTCCAGCTCTCCAGCACCCTGTTGTAGCGGGTGTAAGCCTTCTTGATGGTCAGCGTGAACTCGCCTTTGATGCCCGTCATCTTGCTGTCCACATCAATGTCCAGCTGCACATCCTCGCGGTTGGCGCTTACCTTGACCTCAATCTTGGACAGCTCGGCGATCAGTTCGCCATCCACCCAAATCTCGCCCCAGGTGCCCGTCAGTGTGCGATTGCCTCTCAATTTGCTCATGGCTTGCCCTCCTTACATATTACAGGTCAGCTTCAGATCTTCCATCGCATCCACGAACTTCACATTGCTGGCGATAAAGACCTTGGAGCCGGTGTTCGCCTGGGCGATGGCAGTTTCGTCCATCTCAGAGGTATCTTTGCCCTGGCTCTGCAGGTAAGTTTCCTGGGCCTCCACATCAATGGAGGCGGTGTTGTCGAAGGTCTTGTCCAGGACATCACCCTCCAGTTCCTTGTGATAGGCCAGGATCGCGGCCACAAACGCCTGCTTGTTGTCGTAGTCGTTGATGACCTTTCCCACATAGCCGCTCTCGAAAGTCTCCCGAATATCATCCTGGTAGAGGTCAACACCCTCAATGATCTTAATTTTCGAGAAGTCCTGGCCATGCTCCGGGGTGAAAGAAGTCAAGCTGTTCACGCCGCGTCCGATCTTGTATTTCTCCCCATCAAAGACGATGACCAACTCCCCATCATCAATGCGCTCATCCGCATCCTCCGGCACATCGGCGGCGGTGATGTCGGACAACTCGAAGAAGGTGCAGCTTCGGGACAGGGGCAGCCCGGCCAGCACACCGGCGATGCGGCAGCAGTACTCTGCAGTGGTAAAAGCGGTGGTACCCAGGGTGCTGGTGATGTTGTCCGTGGTCAGATTGATAATGCCCTCATGGTCAGCCGTGCAGTTGGGCAGCACCGCCTTGAAGGTCTTGTGGTGGTCATCGCGCGCCTCCTTGATCCAGGCGGCCACCGTGGTCTTTTCATCCTCGGAAATACCCGGAATAACCAGGTAGTTCCACTTCAGATCGTTCAGCTGCTTCAGCTGCGGATCCAGATTTTCTGCCGATGTTGCCACCTTCAGCACGATGGTTTTAGAAGGGGATCCCTCATAGACCAGCTTCAGGTATTCGTAGTTGCGCACGGTGAAGTGCGTGGGATCCACATCCAGCACACTCTTATAGATGTTCAGCGCCTGGCCCTCTTCGGTGTCATCCTTCAGAACGATGGCCACGATGCCCCGTGCGCTGCGTTTGATGGCGGTCACGCCTTTGGTCTTGAACTCAATGATGATTTCAGGCAAACCCATAAAATCACTCCTTCCCGTAGTCCTTGATGGTGGACTCCAGCTCTTCCATGAGCTTCAGGCCCACCGGCTCTTCGTCGCTGTCCCGGAAGGACAGTGTAAATGTGGCGTGGAGTACTTTGTCCACGGTCTTGAATGCCAGGTCGGTGATCGTCACCGCCCTGGCATCTCCCTTGTCTGTGAAACGAAACACCGGGAGCAGCAGCTCATCCAGTGCCTGGCTGATCTGCAGATACTCCCGGTTGCTCTCGCCCTTGGTGTGGATCGCGGCGTCCACCAGGATGCTGCGGTCTGTGTAGCCCCGGCCTGCGGGCTGGTTTCTGGAAGGGATAATGTCCAGATAGATATAATCCTCCAGCTCCGTCTGTCCCGCCTCCTGCGTCTTGTCGATCCCCTCGCCGAACACATCGAAGGCGGGCCAGCGCCCCTTCAACAGTGCGATTAGACTGCTGCGGATGGCCTCGTAAATGGTGGTGGCCATGCTCTCCCTCCTCACAGGTCATGGGTGCTGATGAAGTCGCTGAGCCATTCCCGCAGGAAACCGGGCAGGGCCTGGTTCAGCTCTTCCAGGGACAGCTCCATCATGTGCTTGCCCGGCACAAAGCCACGCCCGCCACGCGTCCGGTGCCCATACTCCACCGGCTCCGCATACTCCACATTGTTGTAGACCTCGATATAATAGGTGTCGCCCTTTTTGACAATTGGACCGACCTTCCAGCTGTCCTGGAGCCTGCCTGTCTTGCGAGGGGTCTTTTCCTTGACCTTTCCTTGCAGCTCATAGGCGATCTGGATGACCATCGCGCGGAATTCAGTGGGGTATTCACTCTCGATCATGCGGGAGAGCTGTTGCTCCAGCGCGTCGAGACCATCAAAGCGGTATTCTGTCCGGCTCATGCTTTCGCCTTCGCCAGCTTCAGCGGCACATTGTTGTGGGAGGGCTGCCGATCCGCAAGCCCGGCCTCCGTCAGGTACTCCCGGCCCAGCCGGATCACCTTCACCGTGTCCCCAGGCTCGATCTCCACCTCCGGGCGGACGAAGAGCAGGTAATCGGTGTCGATGCTGGCCGTTGGCTCCTTTTTCCCCAGCTTGCCCCCGGAGGGGCTGGAGAGGGCGCAGGGTATGTTCTCATACACCGCCTTGCCCTCCAGCCCCTTCTGGAACACGCTTTCCCCGGAGGGCAGCGTTGTCTTTTGGGGACGGTACACCCAGCACTTGTCCTTGTAGGTCAGCGCCAGGATGTCGGCTTCCGTCATGTGGGGCAGTCCTTCGGCAGCTTCATCCGTTTGAAGGGGATGAGCTGGCTCTCATAGTTCTTCACAAAAGCCACCGTTTCCTTCAGGCTGTTTGCCTTGTCCCGGTAGCTGATGCTGGTGTCGCCCCGCGTGACGCTGGCCACATCGTTTTCCGATGGGGCCACCTGGTCAGCCCGGAGCATATCCTCCACGATCTGCGCCGCCACATCCTCCAGCGGGGGAGGGAAGTCCTCCCGTCCGCAGAATACCAGGATGCGGTTGATGGCCCGCTTCACATACCGCTCAATGGTGGGCAGCTGCTCATCCGGCAGCTGCAGGTTGCTTTTCGCCGTCGCTGCGATCCAGCTCACCAGTTCCTGATCCATCCGGCTCATCCTTTCCCTTGGCGCTCTTCTTCGTGGTGGTCTTGGCCTCGCCCTTCAGCCGGTCGAGCAGCTGCTTTCCCAGCTTCTCCAGGTCGGCCTCCGTCACCGGGCGGCTCCCCGGATCAGCGGAGCCGCCGATCCGGGTGAAGCCCTTCTGCTCCAGCTTGGCGGCCCGCTCTTCGCTGGCCACCTCCCGCACTTCGTTCAACCGTTTCATCTGGATCATGTCAATTACCCCCTTTTAGGAATCACCACTGGGCGCGGCAGGCTTGGCCTGTTTGATGTTCACCCACATGGCGGTCAGTTTGTTGTCCGGCACCCACAGGTCATGGTACTTGCGGTAATCCGTGGCCCAGGCGCGCTTCTTCTGGAAGGTCTCCGGGTCGAAGATCCGCACCTTGTCCGTGCGAGATACGGCGATGGGGGCCGTGCGGGGGCAGATGATCCAGTTGATGTCCTGGGCGTCGGCAGCCGCCACAAATCCGCCTTTCTCCTGGCCCGAAGTGGTGCCGTCATAGAGCTGATAGCTGGTTTTCATACGCCCGCTGCCCACGCGCAGGATGGGATGCTCCCCGTTCAGGCTCTTCACCTTCACCGTCACATTGCCCTGCTTGAAGTCCATCACGCTCAGGCTCTTGGACAGGGTGCTGGACATATCGAAGATGGCCGCCACGGGGCGGGCCATCGTGATCACCAGCGGGGTCTCGTCGCCCACAACATCCTGCACCGCCGCGATGTCGTAGTAGAGCTTCTGCAGGATGTCGCTCTCTGCGGGGGTGTAGCCGTAGCCCACCCGCTCCTTGGCGGTGCAGAGGGCCGCGATTTTGCTGTAGCGGTATGCGTCGATCTCCGGGATGACCTTGGTGCGCTGGAACTCGCCCATGACCTGGGCGGCGGTCACCACGAAGTTGGTCTCGTTGACCTCATTCTCGTCGAAGGTGAACTGGCGGCCCCTGTCCTGGGTCATCTCCTTGGTCTGCCACTTCAGGCTCACCGAGCCTTCCACAAAGCCGGTGTCCCGGTCATAGTCGGCCAGGCCGTCCATGTCCATGTTGGGGATCTTCACTTCCGCGCCGCCATTGTAGCGCACCAGCTTATCGTTCAGCTCCATCCAGCCAGAGGTGGCCTGCTCCACGGCGGCCTTGTCCAGCTCACTTTGGAATACGCTCGCGTACTCGAACACATTTGCCATAATTACATCATGCCTCCTCTAATGCCCTGCGCGATCTGGTCCTTCACGGCGTTCTCCGCCTTGGCTCCGCCGCCCAGCCCCTCCGGGGTCTTACCCCGCAGGCGCTCCTTCACGGCGACCTCCAGCGCCCCCTTGAACACCTCCTGGGTGTGCTTCAGGCTCTTCTCCATGCCCTCCTGGTCGGTGTAGGTCAGCAGGTCGGCCAGGCCCACGGGGAAGCCCTCGTCGGTCAGCTTCTTCAGGGCCGCGTCCTTCAGGTCACGCTGCAGCAGCTCCGCGCGCAGCTTCGTCAGCTCCTGCTCCTTGGCCTCGCCCTCCGCCTTGGCCCGTTCCTCCGGGGACAGCTTGGCCAGTCGCTGCTGTTCGGCCTGCTCCGCTTCCCAGGCGGCCTTGGCCTCCGCGATCTTGGCGGTAAGCTCGGCCTCGGAATAGCTCTTGCCGTCCTTGGCCTCCGGCTGGGTGCCCTCGTCCTCCTTGGGAGCCGGGTCGCCGTCCTTCTTGGTGTCCTCACCCTCGCCGGAGCCGGGGGCCGGATCCTCCTTGCCGCCGAAGAGCGCATCCCAAAACTTCTGGAATGCCGTGCGCTGCTCGGCAGTCGGGGCGGCAGGCTGCTGGGCGGTCTGCGCTTCGGCTCCAGCGGTGTCAGCCGCCGTGCTGGTGGTGGTTGTGGTCTCTGCCATTGTAAATTCCTCCCTTTTTAATTTTGGCATAATAAAAACACCCCTTAAGGGGTGTTTTCAATGTGTTTCGTTGCCCGTTGTCAGTCGTAGGGCATAAGTTTTTTGCGGGGGACCAGTTTTGGCACATGGTCCGGGTCTTTGGGCTCAAACCGGATTCCACGATCTCCCTCAATGGGTTGGTCATGGACCACATAATCATTCATAATGTCTCGCGGGATTTTGTCAAATGCTTTACAGCTCAGATGACCATCAACCAGGCCGATAAAGTGCTTACAATACCCGCAGTATGGTGTGCGGGGCATAGGGTTATCCCGCCATCTGGCATCACTGTATGGTTTTTTATTCATCGGAGATCTCCTCCATATAGATTGTATTCCCCTCGATGCGTGTAGGAACAAAACAGGTATCCCGCCGGAAGAGGATCTCTTGCTCATTGGGGTTCAGTCCTGTTAGGTCCTTTCCGTGCTTGGAAACGATCACATACTGAATTTCCATAGATGGATCATAGACCTCTGTGGACGCGGAGGTGTAGGCATTAAACCGTTGTGGAATACCAATTATATGGCTTTTAATGAACGCATCCACATCGTCGATTCCAAAGCTGGAGACAGAGCGGTAGACCGTCCCAGTCCGCTCCGGCAGCTTTTCCAGCGCCCGGTCCAGCTCCTCCACAAACCTCCGGTCCGCGCGGGACAGCGCCGCGCCCCGGCGCAACTTATCGTTGATCTTATAGGAGTCGCTGCTGATATATTTCATCAGCGCGGCCTGTTCCGGTTCCTTTAAGTCGATTTTAGCAGGCTTGACAGGGCTGTCAACATATTTCTTTTTCCATTCCCGAAACTTGATGTTGTCTGCCAGGGGATCGCCCTCTCGCTTGTCAAAGATACTCTTCTTGAAATGGGCCTTGATGATGCACAGGCAGTTGGGGTGGATGGGCGGCAGGTTCACGCCTGCCTCTGCCTCGTCTACTCGGAACATCCGCCCATTCAGCTCGCTGCAGGTGCAGCTGCCGGCGTGCTCCGTGCCGCCCAGGAACTGGTATTCCTCGATGCCGCTCTCCTTGTAGCCCATCACCTCGCCCTGGTTGGCGAAGTATTTGCACTCCGTCCGCACCAGACGCTCGGCGTTGTAGCGCCCTTTGTCCATCACCTCGTCGATGGCGCGGGCCATCTTCTGGACGCTGCTGCCCTGGATAAAGCCCATGGTGATCTCCCGCTTCACCAGCGCCGAAAGGTGGTCGCAGGCTCCCCACACGGCCTCGGAGTAGTGCTTCTCGCTCCACGGGAAGGACAGCACCCGCTGGATCAGCTTCTTGTCGATCTTCGCCACATGGAAGCCCATCCCGATCCCGCGCTGGATGGAGAAGCAGCTCTCGTAGTAGTTGACCTGCAGCAGGTCGCCCAGCAGGGTGTCCAGCTTGGTGGTGCTGTCCTCGGCCAGGTCGATCATGTTCTGGTACACATTGGCCAGCAGCTGCTCCTTGCGGGTGATCCGGCTCTTCATGGCCAGGGTGTTCAGCTCCAGCAGCGCCTTGCTGTCCTTGGCCGCGCCGGATGCCTCGGCGATATACGCCTCGATGGACTTGCGCCACACGCTGTATTCCTTACCCTCCAGGAGCTGCCGGGCCGCCTCCTCGGTCAGGCCGTTGTCCTTTGTAAAGCGGGCAAACAGCGCCTCGATCTCCTTCTCAATGTTGAAAGCCGCCTCGTCATAGAGGAAGATCACCTCTCTGGCGTAATCGTCCGCCCGTTGGGTGTTGCGCAGCACACGCTCCTTGGCGTCCTCGATCCACTCGTTGCGCGTCCAGTAGCTCATGCGCCCTCACCGTCCTCGTCCTCCGCGGGGGCTTCCTCGTCCTCCGGCTGGGCCTTGGCCTGCTCCAGCGCCTGGGCCAGGGCGTTGTATTGGCCGAAGCTGTTGACCTCCTGCTGCTTTTCCTCCTCCAGCTTCTGCAGCTCGTTCTGCACATTGTCAATAGTGGGCAGCATCTGCAGGCGGGTTTCACGGGATAGCTCCCCGGACAGCATGGTGATGATCTGCGCGATCTCCAGCACATTCTGCGGCTTGTTGCGCCGGAATTGGATGTCGATGTCACGGTAGTCAAACTGGCCGCCCTGGATGTTCAGGATGTGGGTGATCAGCTCGATGCGCCGCTGCAGGCCGCGCTTGAACTTCCGCTCCTTGATGGCGCAGATCTGCTCCAGCCCCCACAGCTTATAGGACACCGCCACGCCGGACAGGTTGCCGCCGAAGTTCGCGTCCGTCAGGTTGGGCACCGCCGAGAAGATGTGCATATCCTCCCGCAGCCGCTTCTTATAGTTCTCCAGGGCCGTGTCGCTCACCTCTTTGATGAGCCACTGGATGTCGCCGCCATCCTCCAGGATGATGGCCCCTTTTTCCTTCATCTCCGCGATGTCCTGGGAGGTCACGGCCCCCATCTTCAGCACCTTCAGCAGCGCCTCGTCGTTGTACTGGAAGAAGTTCGCCGTGTTGCTCTCCACCCGGTTGTATGCGTCGATGAGCGTGATCACGCCCTCGAAGTCACCCAGGCGCTCCTCGTTGTTGATGTACTCCACGAAGGGCACATCACCCCAATAGTGCTCCCGGATGTCCAGCAGCTCCAGCGCCCCGCCGTTGATGCTGCGGAAATACCAGCAATCCTGGGCCGTCCAGAACTCCACCTTCTTGATGATGTTCTTGTCCTTGTCCCTGGAGTACACGATGCGGATGGCCGCCATGGGCGTGTTGTATCCCGTTTCACAGATATAGATGCAGCCGTCCGGCGGCACCTTGGTGAAACGGATCTGCGCGTCCTCGTCCAGGTACAGCATCTCAAAGCAGTTCCCATTGATGCTGGCTCCCTTGGCCAGCTCCATGTTCTCGTCCTGCTCGTCGTTGTAGTCGAAGATGTCCTGCAGCACCTCCAGGTATGCGTCATTTTGGGAGCTGTAGACCACCGGCTTGCCGATGAAGTAGCCGGTGGCCGTGTCCGTGATATACTTGGCCATGTTGTTGACCAGGCGGTTGTTGGGGGCGGTGCTGTCCTTCTTCCTGTGCCGGAGGATGTCGTGGTCGCCCTCGTAATACCCCTCCAGCTTGGCGTACTTGGTGTGCCCCTCGTTTTCGTCGATGATCTCCTTGATGTCCGCCTCCGTCAGGCTGTCCAGCAGGGAGCGTTCCATAAAAATAACTGGCAAAGCTGCCCACCTCCTTAAATTCCAAACTCAGCCCGATCCAGAATGCGGAATCGCTTCACCCGCTTTGCGATGGAGCGCGCCCCCTCCAAAGCGTCCGGGCCGTCATCGTGCGCGCCCATGGGGAACTGCGTCAGCTGCTCCAGCAGCCGCTTGTGGCGGCGGTTGAATTTGATATACTTGTTCTTCACATCCGGCTGCAGCGTCTGGATGCGCATGACCTTGTCGCTGGTCTGCTGCACCTCCTCGATGGGCAGGTATAGCCCGGCCTTCGCGCTGGCCTTGGCCAGCTCCTCCTTCAGAAACCACTGGAACTGGTTTGTTTCCGCGCCCAGCTTCCGGTAGCCGTGGCCGAAGCTGGCCCGGAGCCACCGCTCCTTGGCCAGCACATCGGCGATGATCCGGTCGGGGTGCCGCCGCTCTATGTCTGCATCCACCACATACATATATCCGCTGCTCCGGTGCTTGGCCAGGGTGACGATGGCGGAGAAGTCGCTCCGCTTGGTCTTGCCCAGCGAGGGGTCGATAAACCCGAAGAAGTCAAAGACCGGGTCGCGGAAGTTGATCTCCGCCTCGTTGTAGTATTCAAACCACTCCTCCATGAACAGGCAGTCATCCGGGTTGATCGGCTCGTTCTGCTCCTCGGAGTTAAACGAAGCCTCGCCCTCCGACACCCGCATCACCATCAGGTCGTAGTAGGACAGCTTCTCCTCCCACAGCACCTGGGTGCCCTCCAGCATGGCCGCCTTGTGCGCCTGGAAGAAGGCCAGCGCGTCGGCCTCCCGGTCATCGTTGGACAGGTCGGTGAAGATGCTTTCCCACTGCTGCCACAGGTCATCCGCCTGGGAGAACTGGATCACCGCCTTGTACTTGATAGAGCGGTAGGCCGGGTTGGTCAGTGTCTTGGCCAGCAGGCTGTCATAATGGAGCAGGGTGCCGATATAGACGATGTCGGTGTAATCGTCGCCGGACTTGCTCACCGCCTTGTCAAACCAGTTCTTCAGCTTGCTCCGCTGCTCCGGCGTCCGCACATTCTCATCGTTCTCCACATCGTCCAGGATAATAAGGTCGGGCCGCCAGTTCCTGTGCTTCCGGCCACGGATCTTCTTGCCGCTGCCGATGGCCTCGATCTTGATGTTGGTCTTGGTCACCAGCACATTGCTGCGCCACACGCTGCCCGCCAGCGGCCCGAAGTCCTCCAGGATCGCGGTGTTCTCCTCGAACTCCACCCGGATGTTGTCCAGGAAGCCCTCGGCCTGCTCGGAGCTGTCCGAGATGATGATGGGATAATGCTTGTATCCGTACAGGGTGGAGTGCATCGTCCCCTTGAAGGTCAGGTTGGTGGACTTGGCGTGGCCACGGGGGGCCGCCACCGCCCGGCGCACCCCCGGCAGGCGGCTGATCGTCTTGATCTCCGCCGCCGTCAGGGGATAGCGCCCCTTCAGCACACCCTGCTGCCAGATCGCATCCAGCTCCCGGTGGAACTCCGGGGACGGGCGGCTGAAGTAGTGGGGGAAGTAGGCCCGCCCGAAGAACTCCATGTCGATGGCCCCCAGCTTCCGGCGCAGGCCGTCCTCCCCGGTCAGCGGAAGCCCCGCCTCGAACTCCCGCCGCAGCTGGACGCGCTCCGGGGTGCTGTCCCTGTTTAAGAAATCCTTTAAGAGCGCGCAAAGGCCCTTTAAGTCTGTGCTGTCCTCGTTGTATAGTTTGCTTTCAGCCTCGGCCAGCGCACCGACCAGGGCGTTGATGCTCTGCTTTTTCCGCTGCTTCAAAATGACCTTGCCTCCTCCTGTGTCCAATCGCGGGCCGTAGCCGCCCCACAGCGGGCTTTTGGGCGGGGTGGGGAAATTACCCCCGCCTGCCCGGTGCGGCGAATTTAAAGGGGTCTGTGCGCCGCTTAAACGGTATTACGGGCGGGAACACAAAACCAGGGCCGAAAAACAGGGGTGCAAAGGGTGTGCTTCGCCACCCAGCCTGTCATTCAGCCCGGTTATTTGCCCATATTTCCACCGGCCTCCCCAGGCGGGACGAATCAACCGCCTGCTTTGCCCGGCTTCCTGTAAACGCCGTTTAAGAACTCCCGGCCTCTTCGCTCCCGTCCCCCTCCACAGAGAGGGTGAGCGTTTTCGGCTCTCCGCACAAGCTGATCTCCACCTTGGCGCGGCGGGTGCGCTTGTCATAGTCGATGCTGCTGACTGGGAAGCCGCGCAGCACACCCTCCACGATCCGCACGCCGCCCCCCGGCAGCTCCTCCACCCTGGAGGGCTTCAGCAGCTCCCCGCCGTTGTCCAGCAGCCGCAGCCACTCCACCTCCAGGTGGGTCAGGTGGGACGGGGTCAGCCCGTTGGGGCCGAGGAAGCGGAGCACATGAGGGATCGCCTTCACCCGGTAGTAGCTCTCGGCGCTGTACTCCAGCGCCAGGAACACATAGCCGGGCAGCAGCGTGTAGACCTTCGTTGTCCAGCCCCCGCCGCTGCGGATCAGCCGCTCCTCACGGGGAGCCGCCGCCCGGATGCCCAGGCCCTGCAGCGCCTCCCGCACCGCCGTCTCCTGCCCGGTCGATACCTGCAGGACATACCACCTTATCATGCGCTCACCTCACTTCCAAACCATCCTGCTTCTTGCTGTTCAGGAACTCGTTGACCTGCCGGTAAATGTCAGGCCGCTCCTTGGCCATCGCCTCCCACACCAGGGACTTGACGGCATCCAGGCCCGCCTCGGTGGTGTCCCGGTTTTGGATCTCCACGCGCTTCTTGTAGGCCGCCGCGCGCACCAGCGCGTTGGCCTCGCGCAGCATCTTGTCCACGCTCACGCCCTGCCAGTCCTCCTCCGAGGTGTTGGCCAGGGCCGTGAGCAGGTTTTGGCTCGTCAGCCGGATGATGGCCTCCGTGGTGTCCAGGTCGGGATATTTGTCCAGCTCATCCATCATGCGCCGGAAGTTCTCCTGGGCCATGTTCAGCATCTGCACCTCGGCCTGGTATGCCCTGGCGTAGCGGCAGACGCTGGCGACGGAGATGCCCACCCCGTTCTCGCCCAGGAAGTCCACGATCTCGGAATAGGTGCTGCCGGACAGGAGCATCTGCTCCACTGTTTCCCGCAGAGCGGGGTCGAGAGCGTCTATTTTACTGTGCTTTCGGTTGCCCGCTTTCTTGCCCATCCCTTACACCTCGATCATATCGTCCTCGATGCCCCCGGCCAGCAGCCGGATGCCCCTGCCCGTCAGCTTGGCCTCCAGCGCCGTGTAGTCCGTGTCGGCCAGGGCCGCCGACTCCTTGGTGGAGATCCGCCGCAGGTGGATGTAGCCCTCCTCGGCCAGGAAGTTCACACTGTCCAGGAACTCGTCCTCGGCGATGCCGTCATCCGCCAGGACGCTCTGCACACCCGTCAGTTTGTTGTACTTCAGCCGCAGGATGTTCACCGTGCGCAGCACCTTGCCGTTGTTGTGGACGAAGCTGCCCGCCCGCAGCGCGCGCTTTTCCAGATTACTCACCCTTCTTATCTCCTTTCATTTCCAGCAATATATCCATGATCCGGTCGAGCTTCCGGTCGGTCTTGGCCTGCTCCCGGAAGAAGTCCTCCTTGGTGATGTAGTCCGCTTTGATCTGCTTAATATCACCCCGGCACTCGTCCAGATCCTTCCGGTGCTCGGCGCGGGGGGTGTAATCAGCCCGGATCTGCTTGATGTCTGCCTGAAGGGATTGAACCGCCCTCTCATAGTCGGACTTCTTCACGCTGTTTTCGCTGATCTCCTTCATCGCCTCGTCCAGCTTGTCGATGCGCCCGAACAGAGATCGCTTCAGCAGATAGACCAGCCCGGCAGTTACAAATCCAAGCAGCAGCACGGCCAGCCACCAGGTACCAGCGTCAAATGTCATAGTGAAAACCCCCGCGCAAAAAAATAGAAGGTACATCGGATTTACACCGATTGTACCTTCTATTTGCGAAGCGGGAAAATAAAGCCCTTTATGAAATTGCTTAAAAGAGGGATTGTTGCCCATCCATGGGTCGGGCGCGGAACTCCCGCATCTTATCTGATACAATACTCCTGATCCGCACTTCTGTCAATCCGTACCTTCCAGCCAGCTCCTTGAAGTTGTACCCGTCGAACTCCTCGCGGATCTGTTCGTCGCGGGCCATCCGCTCCCAGGCGTCCGCTTTGGGGATGTAGATGGAAAGGCCCCCGAACACGGTCACCAGCCGTTTGTAATTGTCCAGGCCGATCAGCTCGGCCACCTGCTGCTGCTCCTCGTCCAGGTCGGACAGCTGCACCCGATCCAGCGCGCTCATCCGTGACCACCACCTCGCTTTGCATTGTTCACATAGCCCTTCAGCACCTCGATCAGCTTGTTGCAGGCCCGGAAGTCCAGCCAGATAAAGGGCTGCTGCGGGGTGGAGTCCATCCGCAGCTCCTTGCGGATGATGCCGCACAGCCGCTCCCCCAGGGAGGCCGTGCTCGGCTCCTTATCCGCCTTGGCCAGCTGGTACATGAGCGCCCACACCTTTCGCTGCTGGCCGTCTGTGGCCCCGCCTGGGCGCTCCGGGTGGGTCTTGGGCTTGTGCCTGGGCAGCGGGGCCGCCCCCTGCCGCTTCTGCAGGTCGGCGATCACCGCCTGCGCCTCCGAGTAGGTCAGGGACTTTACCGAGTCCTTCCCGGTCAGGGCGGACACCAGCGCGTGCAGGTCATCGTCCTCGCTCCCGCGCTCCACAATGCCCAGGGCATTCCCGATGGCGTAGATCTTCCGAATTTGCTGGGCGTTGATGGCTGCCATGCCCGCCCCTCCTTTCTCTTACACTTCCGGCTGCTCGGCTTCCACGCCGACCTTCATGCCTTCCTCCACGATCACGGCGGCCCGGATGATGTCAATGGCCTCCTGCGCCGTGCCCTCCCAGCCTGCGGCCTCCAGCACCTGCGCCAGCCATTCCCAGTTGATGACCTCGGCGGCCAGGAAAGCCCAGTCGCTGGCCTCCTGCTCCGGCAGCCCGGCCACCTTCTCCAGCAGGGCCTTGTCCTTCTCCCAGCGGCCCTTCAGCTTCTTCCGCAGGGTCGCCTGGATCTTGGCGTCGCCGGTGATGGCCTGGATGGTCTCCTCCAGGCTGCCCGTCGTGAAGTTGCCCTGGCAGACCATCGCCAGCAGCCGCTTGCACGGCTCGGTCATCTTGTCCACGGTTTCGGACTTCACGAAGTCCCCGGCCACATTGCCCAGCACCTTCTTCACCATCGTCAGGGAGATGGGCTTCACCGTGGCCGTGTTCGTCACCGTCACCCGGCTGTTCTGCGTCCCCCAATAGCTGATGGAGAGCAGCTTGGTGTCCTTCAGCGCGCCGGTGGCCAGGGTTTCAAACTGGCCCTTCAGCCATTCCATCCGCTGCTTGATGCGGTCGGCCTCCAGCGTCAGGGCGGCGTACTCGTCCACATAGCGCCGCACCTGGTCGGCCCGCTCTTCCATCTTGGTTTTCATCTCCACCAGCGTGTCAGCCAAGTTTCTCGACCTCCTCCCGGATGCCCAGGAAGCACTCCCGGCAGATCTGGAAGCCCTTAAAGGTCACCACCTCATAGGTGCCGTGGCAGATGTTGCAGGTGGGGCGGTGCTTCTGGATCACCAGCCCGCCGTCCCCCGTGGGGGTCAGATCCACGGCGGTGCCGCCTTCCAGCCCCAGCTCGTGCCGAAGGTGCTGCGGGATGGTCAGGGTGCCCTTTTTCCCCATGCGCTTCGATGCGTTTCGCATTGGCTTAACCTCCTTCTGTTCTTGTGATGCCTCGCTCTGCATTTTCACGGGCTGGCGACCGTTCCCCTGGGGGAGCTGCATTAAGGCCGGGGGCCGAAGCCCCCTGCTCATACCTTGACCAGTTCGATGCTCTGGTTGTTGGCGCAGAAGTGTTTCTTCAGCGCCCGAAAGGATGACCACTGCGGGGTGAAGCAGGAATATTGCATGGGGTACTTCTCGCGCAGCTCCTTCTGCCTCCGCTTCGGCAGCCGTTCAAACTCGGCCCGCTGTTTGCCGGAGAGGATGCTGTGCCGCTGCTCCTGCAGGAAGCGGCGGCGCACCTCGCAGTCCTCGGCCATCCACTGGCCCCGGAACTCGCCGCCGATATAGACCATGATCTTGTTTTGATACACGCTCACCCGCTCCAAGATCAGGGTGATGTCGTATCCGTCCACCTTCAGCTCCACCGGATGGAAGAAGTGGGTCAGGGCCTCCTCCGCCTGCTTCCATTCCTCTTTCGTCATCGGGCATCACCTCCCATTCAGCCGTGCGTGGCCTCGAAGTTCTCAATGGCCCATCTGTTCCCGGTTGCATAGACCGCCTGCCGGGTGCGCTCGGCGGGGCCAGCGCCGCGCTGAGGCGGGCCGTCCATCCGCAGCTGCTCCGGCAGCTTCTCCACAACGGACACCACCCTGGCGTCGCCGAACTTCTCCAGATAGGTGGCGATGTCCTCCTTGATGCCGATGGCCTGGCCGGACGGCGCGTTCACCTGGATCGTGATGGTCAGCACTTTCTTCCCCTCCTTCGGCGGGCCTCGTCCTCCAGCCCGCACCGCGACGGGTGGTTTTGGCAGGCGTTGGCGCACCGTCTGTCGCAGTCGGCGCAGCAGCGGCTCGCCTGCACCTTGTCGCAATAGAAGATCGTGCAAAACCGCCCGGTGTAGCTCCGTCCGCCTTTCGGGGCTTTACTCATCGCCGCGCCCTCCCGTCACGCTGCAGCGCGGGCAGCTCTGCGGGATCTCCACCGTGGCCTCGGCTCCGGGGGCAAGGGTGCCGGAGAAAATGACCTGGCCGCACTCCGAGCAGGCGATGCAGATGCCGGGCAGGTCGCCGTCCTCGCTGCCGCCGTCCATGCCGATGAGATAGCTGGCCGGGGCCAGCCGGTGGGGAAGCGGGGTTTCGTGCAGCTGGATCTGCGGCTCCCTGGCCTCTGGATGGGGAAGCGGCTCCAGCCCATACAGCTGTTCCCTGGTTACACCGAACACCTGCTCCAGAGCGACCATCACTTTGCAGGCTGGCTCCCGTTTGCAGCATTCATAAGCCTGAATTGCGTCAAAGCTGCACCTCAGCCTTTCTGCCAGCTCCTCTTGCGTCCAGCCCTTTTCCTTGCGGAGCGTTTGGATATTCTGCGCGAGAATGGTTTTTTCCTTCATCGGTAGCCCTCCTGTTTCTTTTGGAGCCGGATGTCCCGGCCCTTGAACTGCACCGCTGCGTACATCCCCGCCAGGCGGGAATACACCCGGCTGCTGTAAGTTCGCTCGATCTCCTGCAGTCCCAGGTTGGTGTTGATGATCGTGGGCTTGCCCGTGTTCAGGCGGTGGTTGACCAGGTCATAGACCTCCGCCTGCGTGTAACGGGTCACCAGCTCGGTGCCCAGGTCGTCGATCACCAGCAGGTCGCACCCGAAGATGACCTCCCGGAACTCCAGCGCCGCATCGTCCTTCTGGAACTTCCCCAGCTCCAGCTGATCCATCAGGTGCGGCGCGGACACATACATGACCAGGTGGCCCGCCTTGGCCACTCCCTCGGCGATGGCCAGGGAGAGGTGGGTCTTGCCCAGCCCCGGTGCCCCTGTGAACAGCAGGCTCTGGCTCTGGCCGCCGAACTCCCGGACATACCGCTGGCTGCTCTCCACCACCTTCCGCATGGTGGGCCGCAGCCGCTCGTCGTAGTAGCGCAGCTCGAAGTTCTCAAAGCTGCACTCCCGCGCCGGGGACACATCGCACAGCTGCTCATACACCAGCTGGTTGAGGATTACCTGGCGGCACTCGCACATCTGGCCGCCCTCTGCCACGCCACGGTCTCTGCAGCGTGGGCAGGTATAGGCTGGCTCCAGGTCGGCCTCTGTCACGCCTGCGGCGGCCAGAGCCGCCGCCCGGCGCGCCTGGGCCTCACGGATCGCCGCCTCCGTCCCGCTGGTGTCCTCGTCGGGGTTTAGGCTGGCCCGCGCCCGCTGTGCGTACAGCAGCGCCAGCTCCCGCCCTGTGGCCTGGATCTCCGGGTATTGCTCATCCAGGGCCAGCATCGCCCGCCCGTGGCGCGCCTGTGCGGTCTGGCGGCGGGCGGCCAGGATCTCGTCGGCCCGCTTGGATAGTTTCTTGGGATAGCGCATCAAACCGCCTCCACGATTTGTTCCTCCGCGCAGCGGCGCTGGAGGACGGCCAGGGTGTCCTTCACCTGCTGGTGCGGTATGCCCAGCTTCCTGGCGATCTCGCCCCTGCCGTAGCCCTCGGTGGTCAGCCGAAGCACTGCCTTCTCGGTGCCCGTCAGCCCGGAAGCCAGGCTGCACATCAGCATCTCGAAAACGGCCTGTTCCTCGGCACCGCTGCTGCCGGGCAGCAGGTCATAGAGCGTGACGGCCTCCAAACCGTCCAGATCGGCGTCCAGGCTTGCGGCCTGGCCCCGCCGCATGGCGCGGTTTTCATACCGCAGCTGGTTGCCCATGGCCCCGCGCATCTTTACCTTGGCAATCGTAGGGAAGGCCCACCTGCGTACCTGCGGGACGCGAAACCAGCAGCGCACGGCGGTCAGGTAGCCGAACACCAGCACATCCCACCACTTGTCCGGGTCGAGTCCGTTGACCTTCAGGTGAAGGTCGATCAGCCCGCAGTGCTCTGCGGCGAACTCCTGCTCCTCTCTGGTCAGGGCGGCGTGGTCAGACACGGCTGGCCCCTCCTTTCCGCGCTCTATGGCTTGCCTCACTCTGCATTTTCACGGGCTTGTGACCGTTCCCCCTTGGGGGAGCTGCATTAAGGCCGGGGCCGAAGCCCCAGGCGTTCATTCACTCCTGACTTGAAATTCCTCCGGGAAGCTGTACACATCAATGTGGCTGTGGATCTCCACCGTCCCGTCCTCCAGCCCCTCGCCGTACCCCTTCCGGTAGCCCTTCTCGTACACCCGGCTGAAATTCCTCTGCACCCTGACTTCCTTCCCCAGCGCAAACCCGAAGCAGACCAGGAGGATGACCAGCGGCAGGATCAGCGCCTCGCCCCCGATGGCCGCCGGGCGGCCATGGATGATCTCAAACCCCAGCCGGATAAACGCCCCGGCGAGAAGCCCTGCGGAAAAGCCCAAAATCAAGTGCAGCAGTTTACTGACCTTTTTCATGTTCGCTCCCTCCTCATACCAGGCCGATGCCCATGGTGCGGGCCATGGCATACAGCCCATCATAGCTGATGTCCTCGTTGTTCACTGCGTTGTTGTAGACATTCACCGCGCCCCGGATGCCCCACTTCGACTGGCTGATGCCGTGCAGGAAGTTCAGCTCCTTCTTCCGGCCCTCCTCGGCCAGCTTGGGGAACAGCTTCGCCACATCCTCCTCGGTGACCTTTCGGGTGCTGTAGTAGCGATTCATGCGGATGCGGGAGAAGAGCTGGGCAAACCGCGCCTCCTGCTTGCCCACCATCCGGGTGTAGACCTCCGTGTTGCCGATCAGCGCGATGCCCACGCCCTGCTGCCCCGTGATGGGGTTGGCGTCCGCCCAGGTGCGGATCTCCTCCAGGGAGCGCAGCTGCAGGTGCTGGGCCTCGTCAATGATGATGACCTTGTTCGTGCCCTCCAGCTTCTCCCGGATGGCCAGCGTCAGATCCAGCTTGCTCCGGGTTTCCGGCACCTTCAGCGCCCGCGCCAGCACCTTCAGCAGGTTGGCCAGGGTGCCCGTGCTGGGCGTGGCCTGGATATAGACGCTGGCCGTGGGGTTTTCCCGGACAAAACGCTCGGCCCCCTTGGTCTTGCCGATCCCCGCATCCCCGTGGATGATGACCATGCCCTTCTCCAGCTGGCAGTAGCGGATGAGCTTATACACATCCTCCGAGATGGAGGTGGGGATATACTCCTGGGTGGGGCGGTAGGGCAGGGCCTTCTCGGTGCTGGCCTCCTGCTCCTCCTGGGTGCGGAAGAACTCCATCAGCTTGTTCTCCAGCTCCCCGATGTTCCCGTTGTCGTACATACTGCGGCGGTACTGGCTCAGCGCCGTCTGGCTGATCCCCATGAGCGGGGCGGCTTTGGCCTGGCTGATGTTCTTTTCCTTCAGGAACTGCTCCACCCGTGCCTGCAGTGCGCTGTTGTATTCCTTACTCATGCTCGGCTCCTCCATTTCGTTTCAGTGCGTTTCGATTCATCGTGTCCAGATCCGGCCCGCCTGCCACCGCCTTCAGCAGCGGCTCCTCGTCAGGCCGCTGGAGCGCCAGCACCCTCGGATCGGCGGGCGGGATGATCCGTGCGACCTTGCTCTCGTGGGTGGCCTCCATGACCAGCTCCAGCGCCGTGTGCCGCCCGAAGGCTGGGAAGGTGCTGACCTTCTTGGCCTCCTTGGTGATGCGCTCCATGCGCCGCACCTTGGCCATGGCCTCCTTGACCTCCTCCTTGCTGGCCCCGTAGGTCAGCACCGCCGTGTTGTCGGCGGGGACGCTCATAATGAAGCGGTCTTGCAGGTCGTACACCCGCACCTCGCTCAGATCGTCCGGGTCGTAGCGGTAATAGACCTGCTGGCCCAGGTAGTTGAACACCAGATCGTCGTTCCAGTAGTCGATGCGCTGGCCCGCGATGTCCAGGTGTACGCCCCGGCGTGTGACCTTCTGCGCGCGGCTGCTCCGCATCAGCATCAGGTTTAAGTCCTCGGCGCTGGCCACCCGCTTGGTGTGCAGGTTTTCGTTGTAGACCTGCTGGCGGGGCTTGCCGTGGTCTTTGGCCACCGCGCCGCCGTAGGGTTGCTGGTTGAAATACCAGTCCAGCAGCTCCTCCACCGTTTCCACCAGGGTGGAGTCCAGCGGGATCCTGCCGTCCTTCAGAATGAACTTCAGGCTCTCCGGCTTCTCCAGCACATTGCCTCCGGTGAAGGTGTCGAACAGGCGGGAGAGGTGGTCTTTCACATCCCGGAAGCGCCGCTCGATGATCTTTGCCTTTGCGTTCCGCACAATGGCGTTTGTCATGTGGATGCCCAGCCGCTCGAATACCGGGGGCGGCTCAAACCGCTCCTGGCCGTCCTTCGGCTTCTTCTTCCGGTGGCCCAGGCCGCCCACATCGTAGGTCAGGAACTCGCGGCCATTGTCCACATAGATGTTCTCCGGGATGCCGTATTTCAGAATGCCGCGCCGCAGCGCGATCAGGGTTGACTGGCTGCTGGGGGCGTTGGTGACAAAGCATCCGGTGAAGATGCCCGACCGGGCATCAAAGAAGGCCGTCAGATACAGGCGGTGGCGCTGGCCGTTCTCGCCCTCGGTGATGATGTCGAAGGTGTGGTTGTCGGCGATCCACCACTCGTTGCTCCGCATATCGTCGTAGACACGCCGGATATACGGGGCGCAGCGGTCGCGGAAGGCTTTCTCACCCTCACGGCCCAGCACCTTCAGCGGCTCCGGGATGTCGGCCTGCGCCCTGCGGTAGAAGGTCGTGTAGCTCGGCATATCCCCCACCAGCTCCGGGAAGCTCGTTTGCATCTCCAGCTTAGTGTACTCATAGCACTTTTTCAGGGGGTGCTGCCGCTCATCCAGGAAGAAGTACAGGAATGCCTGCCACATGGGATCCGGTATGCTGCTCCGGCCCTTCTTCCACTTGCCCCGCTTGTCGATCAGGCCGTCCAGGTCGTTGGCCCGCATTGCGTTCCAGCGGCGGTATAGGGTATCCACGGATATGGCCCGCTCCGGGTATTCCAGCTTGCACCACTGCACGAAGCGCGCGTCCACCTCTGTCTTGTTGGCCCCCGGCTTGTTCCGGTAGTCCTGCCACCGCTTCACCAGCCGGAGCCAGAAGGCGATCTCCTCCTGCTCATCAGCGGAATAGGTGTCCAGCGGCTTGGCCGCCTTCGGTTTTGCCTTTTCCGGCAGGCTGGCCTCCGGCAGGCTGGCCTCCGGCAGGCTGGCGCGGAGCTGGCTGTAATACTTCTCCTGCAGGTCAGGGGTCAGATCGTTCAGGCTGAAAAAGTATTCCGGGGAATTGAACTTGTTCAAAGTCCTTTCGGCGGGGATTTTCCCATTTTCGGCCCAGCGGCGGATCGTGCGCTCGGTTTTACCCGTCAGCGCCGCCACTTCCTGCGAACTCAATGTGACCGCCATTCCCTTCACCTGCCTTTCATAACCTGCCATCGTCAGTGCAGGGAGGTTATCCCCTGCAGACCGCCCTTGCCGGGCGGTTTCGGCTCATTGGCTTATGTGTTCTCCAGGTAGTTCAAAAGCGCTTCAAAAACCGCTTTAACCTCCGGGGTCTCCGGCTCCTGATCCCACCCCCGGTCGTAGCTCACCAGCGCGGGTGCCCGGCCCTGGCCCGCTGGCCAGATGTACAGCTTGCTGACTCGGCCCCCATTGATCCCGAACTCGGACGGCTCTCTATATACCTTGGCTTCCCATTCGTAGCCGCCCTCAATGGTACCGGACATCCAGCCGTTCTGCTGTCCCATCGCCGTGATCTTCATACTGCTTCCCCTTTCGCTTCAGTGAATATCTCTTCTGTTTTACAATGTAATGCCTTTGCAATTTCTCTGGCACGGAGGTGGCTGGTCATCTTGGTCGATCCATCCTCCAGGCGGTAAATTGCATTTACCGGAAGTCCCGCTTCTACCGCCAGCCGATAAGGTGTCATGTTTCGCTTTTCTCTCTGACGCTGGAGTTCCGCCGCATTTACCCTGAGTAGCATTATCGCCCCTCCTTTTGTTTCCGTTTGTATATGTTATGCACCCATTATAATGTTTCCATTTGTATATGTCAAGCGTTTTTCTCGTTTCTCTGTTTACATTTGTATATATTTCTGCTATGCTTGTTTTTCAGAGAGAAGGTGTACTTGTATGAATAAAAAAAGTGCGATGGGACAGCGTATCCAAGAGCTGAGAAAAGCTGCTGGGTTAACTCAGGAACAGCTGGCACAGCGAATCGGTGTAAGCATGGCGGCAGTTCGCAACTATGAAAACGGCCTGCGGGAGCCGAACTCAAAAGCGATGGCTGCTCTGGAGCGCTTTTTTAAAGTAAGTGGGGAATATCTCCGGTGTGAGATAGACCGTGAAACATTCCTTCAAAACAGTGCCGTAATTCAGGATCGCTTGGATGGTCTGGTGGGTCTGTTCCAGACTTTCAAGCTGGACTTTGACTGCAGCTCCCAGGAGCGGCAGATGCTGGCCGTTTCCATCCTGTCCGGGGTGATGGAAACTGTGACCATCCAGCTGCTCCACGATGACGGCCCCGCTGATCTGGATGGGGAGCAGTTCGCGCAGATCTTCCAGGCCGCCTTCGCATTGAATCCGCAAGGACGCACTGAGTTGGCGAAGCGGGCCGCCGAGCTGACACAGTTGGAGCAGTACAAAAGGGAGAAATAG